AGAAATTGGGGTTTGAGGAACAAGCACGATTACTTGATGTTTTTCCTACTGGAGATTTGTTGTTTTTTGTAATGTCAAAAGACAAATGTAGATTTTTAGGAGAAAGATATGGGAAAGTCGGCTTCTGCACCGCCACCACCTGATTACACGGGTGCGGCACAAGCAACTGCACAAGGCAACTTAGATGCGGCACGGGCTAATATTGCGGCTAACCGTGTAAATCAATTTACGCCTTATGGTTCACTTCAATATGAAGTTTCAGGTGAGGATAAGTTTGGCAATCCGATGTGGAAAGCTACTCAATCCCTTGCTCCCGACCAACAAAAACTATTAGATATTCAAAACCAATTAAGTATTGGTACTGGTCAGTTAGGCCAAAAAGGTCTTGGTTATGTAGAAAACATGATTAACCAACCTTTCGATACTAGCAAATTAGTTTCTACAGGTTTTAATCCTAGTCAGTCATACCAAGATGCTTATATGCAACGCCTTGCCCCACAAATTCAGCAAGGGCGTGAAGCATTAAATGTTGATTTAGCTAACAGAGGTATTCCAATCGGTTCGGAAGCCTACAAACGGGCAATGCAAACCCAATCTCAGCGTGAAAATGACCTACTTTTAGGTGCTACTACACAAGGTTTTGGCGTTGGTCAACAAGCCCGTCAGCAAGGGTTTAATGAGTTAGCTTATCAGCGTAATGAACCTATTAATACGCTTAATGCGGTGCGTTCAGGGGCACAAGTACAAAGTCCTACATTTGTAAACCCTGCAATGCAAGCAAATACGGCTGGTGCTGATATTTTAGGTGCAACGCAAATGGGTTACAACGCCCAAATGGGTGCGGCTAATGCTCAAAATGCCGCTAATAATCAAATGACAAGCGGTCTATTTAGTCTTGGCGGTGCGGCTTTAATGTCGGATATTCGCACTAAAGAAAACATTGAACCTATTGGCGTAGCTAAAAACGGCTTGACTGTATATAAGTATGAATATAAACCTGAGTTTAAAGACCACGAATTAGCTGGATCAGGCGTTCATTACGGCTACATGGCTCAAGAAGTAGAGCAAGTCTATCCTTATGCAGTTAAAACCCTAAATGACGGCTATAAAGTCGTAGATTACGGATTACTATGAACCCATATATCCTACAACCACAACAAATGCAAGACGTAAGCGGACTGCAACCTGTATTTCAAAACTTTGGTCAGCAACAAGCTAATCAACAGGCGGCACTTGCACAACAAAATCAATTGGCTAATCAAGCAGGTCAAACGCAAAGCGGTGCTGGTGTGAATCAGCTTGCATTAGCAATGATGTTGCGTAAAAAAGACCCTAAAAAACCTGATTATGATGGATGGCAAACTTCAGGTGATAACACTTATTTTGGTTCTAACAGCAATGGTATGGGTGCTGGTGAAGGATATAGTGGTATGAACGCAGAATTAGGACTATAAAATGGCCGCTGATATTGGAACACTAACGCCCGAGCAGATGTTGCAACAGCAACAGATTTTACGCCAGCAAAAGATGGCTGAAATGCTAATGCAACAAGGTATGCAACAGCCACAAGGTCAAATGGTTAGTGGTCGTTATGTTGCCCCTAGCATATTTCAAAATTTAGCTGGTTTAGCCAATGTTTACATGGGTCAGCGTGGTATTGAAAAATCCGAACAAGCACAAATTAATTTAGCTAAAGCTATTCGAGCACAACATACTGATGAACTTAATCAATTTAATCAGTTATTACCCAAAAATCCTATGGAAGCATATAGTTTTGCGGCACAAGCCTACAATCCTAAGTTGCAAGACATTGGCATGAAAAAGATGTTGCCACAAGAATTTGATTTGTCTGAAGGTCAAAAACGCTACATGACAATGCCCGATGGTACTGTTAAAGAAATTGCTTCAGGCGGTCAAAAATTCCGTGCTCCATTGCAAATTGATACTGGTACAGCAATTGAATTGCGTGATCCAAATAATCCAACTCTTGTATTGCAAAGAATTCCTAAATCTATGAGCCCTGCTGATGCCGCTAGATTAGCAGATGAGGGAATTATTGTTGGTGGTGGCGGTCGCTCTAATGCTCCTGCTGTTAACCCTGTTCCTATAAATAATGTGCCTGCTGTAACTAGCCCTGTTCAAAATGCACCACAAGCATCTATTGCTTCCAATGCTCCTGCTTACGCTCAAAATGCAGTAACAATGCAACCTGTAAATGCAAACAATTTGCTTGTTCCGCCACAAATAAATATGGCTGGTGTTTCACCTAAAGAACAAAGAAAAATAGCTGGAACTCAAGCAGAAGAATTGCAAAAAAATGTTAAAAATTCTTATGAAGCCTACCCAGTAATTAAAGAAATTCAACAAATATTGCCAAATGCTACTGCTGGATATTTTGACCAAGCATATAAACAAGCTAATCGTGCATTTGGGAAGTCAACCTCATCATCACCAATTGATACTCAATTAGAAATTTTGGGTACAAAACTTGTAATGTTGCAACCACGCTTTGAAGGCCCACAAGGTGTTCGAGATGTAGAACTTTACCAAAAAGCCGCTGGCGATATTGCAAATGCAAGTTTGCCTATTGCAGACCGTATGGCTGGATTAGAGCAAGTAAAAAATATTTACAAGCGTTATGCACCCAATTTAGATTGGACTTTTGCTCCAACGCCAGTAGCTGTTCCTAAAGCAAACGCACCGCAACAAACATCTAAAGTACCTGCTGGGGTTGATCCAGCAGTTTGGGCTGTAATGACACCAACAGAAAAATCATTATGGAAATGACAGTAGAACAGCAAAAAGCATTAGCTATGGCTAACGCTCGTTTGCGTCTATCGCAAGCCCAGCCCGAACAGGGCAATATGTATACGCAAAGTGCTGAAGATATACAGTATTCGCCCGAAGGAATACCATTATCTACATCTTCTTATGGTTCTGCTAATCCTTACCAAAAAACTGAAAAAGCATTAACTACTGCTGTTAGTGTTCCACTAAACATAGCTACAGGTGCGGCTAAATTACCTGCTGGACTTATACAAGCCTATGACAAGTACTTAGGTGGTGGCACAACTGGTGACAACATGGTTAATACTATTAATCAAATTGAAGCTGGTACGCAAGCACAAGCAGGCAACATTGGTAAGCGTGTATTACAAGGATCAAGCATTGCTGGTGAAGTTGCACCGTATATGTTGTCCCCTGTAAAAGTGGGAGCACCTACAGTATTTCAAACAACTGCGGCTAAAGCCGCACCTGAACTTGCCAAATTAACTGCTGATGTTAGCCAAGCCACTAGTAGAGCAATTGGTATGTTGCCAAGTTTTGCTCAAAAAGCCCTGCCAAGTGCTAATTTAGTTGGAAATGTAGCTAAAGGCACGGCAATTGGCGGTGCTACAGCTATGACTTCTCCTGAAGAAGTGGGTTTAACACCTGAACAATTTGCTCAAGCTAAAGAAAACAAAATTAAAACAGGTATAACTATTGGTGCTGGATTGCCAATTGTAGGAAGCACATTATCTGCATTAAATACATCTACTGGGTTAAATCTTGGTCGCAAATTAACAAAAACTCCATCTGCTGACGAATTGCTTGCTAAATCTAAAAAACTGTTTGGCGAAGCAAAAGACATGGGAGTTGAAATAAACTCAACTAAATTTAGTCAAGACATGAGCAAAGTAGCCCGTGATCTTGAAAATGAAGGTTTTGATCGTGATTTATTTCCACGAATTCAAACTGTGTTGGATCGCTTGCAAGACACCACTACGGCAAAAGATTTAACCAAACTTCAAGCATTGCGTAAGATGATTGCAACTATTCAGCGTTCAGATTCGTCTGAAGAACGAAAATTTGCAACTATGCTTAAAGGTGATTTTGATTATTACATGGCTAATTTGCCTGAACAAAAAATAGCAGGCGGCACAAAAGAAGCGTTAGATAAATGGAAAGAAGCTCGTAATACTTATGCTCAATTAAGCAAAGGTGATGTATTTGAAGCCATGCTTGAAAAAGCTAAAACACAGCGTAATGTATTAACTCAGTCAGGCGAAGAAAACGCTTTATTTAAAGAATTACGCAAATTAGCTGAAAATCCAAAGCGTATGCGTTTGTTTACACAAGCCGAGCAAGCTGAAATTAAAAAAGCCGCTGAAGGCGGTAATATTCAAAATGCAATGCGTTTTTTAGGAAGATTTACGCCTACAGGCCCAGTTAGCGGTATGTTTGCTGGTGGTGCTATATTGGCAAACCCTTCTCTTGCCATTCCGTTTGAAGTCGCTTCTGTGATGTCAAGGGCTGGTGCAACTAAAATGCGTAAAGATGATGTTAAAAAACTAGCGGCAATGATGCGAGCAGGAAAAATGCCCGAAATGGTATCAAATCCTAAATTTACACAAGATCAGAAAGATTTAGCCAAATTATTATTGCTTCAAGGAACTGAAAGAGGTATGACAAATGAGTAGAAACGGATCGGGTACTTATACCCTACCTGCTGGTAATCCAGTAGTAACTAACACAACAATTAGCACTACATGGGCTAATACCACTCTTACTGACCTTGCTACTGCAATGACGGGTTCTATAGCTTCTGACGGACAAACAACCATTACTGGTAACTTACAGATGGGTGCTAACCGTATTACTGGTCTTGCTGACGGAATAGCGGCTACCGATGCCGCAACAGTTAGTCAAGTTCCTAGTGCCGCTTTGTTTTTATTAAAAGCGTCTAATTTATCTGATGTTGCTAACGCTACAACTGCTAGGGGTAATCTGACTGCCGCCAAATCAGGTGCTAACAGCGACATTACTTCTCTAACTGGTCTAACTACTCCTTTAACCGTAGCACAAGGTGGTACAGGTGCGGCTACATTAACTGCAAACAATGTTCTTTTAGGTAATGGTACTTCTGCACCCCAAGTTGTAGCACCAAGTACAACAGGAAATGTATTAACTTCTAATGGAACTACTTGGGTTTCTTCTGCTAACAATAAATTAACTAGCGGAACTGCACAGGCCTCTACAAGTGGGACAAGCATTGACTTTACAAGTATTCCTAGCTGGGTGAAGCGTATTACTGTAATGTTTAGCGGAGTTAGTCTTAGTGGAACTGCTAACTTTCTAATTCAATTAGGAGATTCGGGTGGATTTGAAACAACAGGATATGTAAGCACTTCAATAGCTACTGATACTGGCGGTGGTTCGGGTGGTACAAACAGTACATCGGGTCTTATATATCTCGGTGCCGATGCTACTTGGTCACAAAACGCTTTAATAGTTATTGCCAATATCTCAGGAAATAGTTGGGTTTCTAGCCATACTGGTAGCCCATCAACAACTAATATTATTGCAGGTGGTGGCTCTAAAACCCTCACAGATGTATTAGACCGTATTCGTATTACAACTACAAACGGTACAGATACATTTGATGCTGGTTCTATCAACATTCTTTACGAGTAATCTATGTCTTTTGAAATTGACCCAGTAAAGTATGGTCAACTTTGGGAAAAGGTTGACCAGTTAACCGCCAAAGTAGATAAGCTAGAAGAAGGCATGGAAGAATTGCTTGCTTTAGCCAATAAAAGTCGGGGTGGATTTTGGGTTGGAATGATGGTGGTATCAGGCATTAGTTCCATCATTGGCTTCATAGCACACTACTTCACAAGTAAATGATGTGGCAGACCCATTCGGATTATCTGAAGGTGTCAAAGGCCTTACAGGAAGCCTTGAAGCAAGCAGAACCGCAAGCAAAGGCTTATCTCAGTCTATTGAAAACATACAGCGAGATGGCCTTGATGTTGCTAACAAACAAGCCCAAGAAAGACTAAGGGCAAGGCGAGAAGCAGAGTTTAGAAAAGAAAAAGCATTAATCAAGGCTTTAGAGCATTGGAAGCATAAAAAGCAAATAAGTGACGAAGAAGCCAATTTAAAGATTAAGTTTATCAAGGCTCACGGTGCAAAAGAATGGGAAGCAGTCTTAAAAATTAAACTGGATATTGAAAATATGCAACGCAAAGACAACGAAGAATACCAGCACGATTTAAAGGCGGTAAGACGGGTGCAAATGTATTGTTTTGCTTTGGCGGCTGTAATTGCGTGGTACTTAACTTGGGGTATTAAATAATGTTTCCATTAGGTGCGTTACTTGACATTGGTGGCAAGATACTAGATAAAGTATTTCCTGATCCTGCACAGGCAGAACAAGCCAAACTTAAATTGCTAGAAATGCAACAAAATGGCGAATTAGCCCAAATTAACGCTGATATTGCAGAGCAACAAGAACTCACTAAACGCCAGCAAGCGGATATGGCTAGTGATAGCTGGTTATCTAAAAACATTCGCCCCATGACCTTAATATTTATTTTGGTGTTTTATGTGGTATTTGCCATGATGAGTGCTGGTGGCGTTGAAACAAACCAAAAGTATGTCGAACTGTTAGGCCAATGGGGGATGCTAATTATGTCCTTCTATTTTGGCGGTCGCACAATAGAAAAAATAATGGATATGAAGAATAAGAATGAAACTAAGTCCTAATTTTTCGTTAGAAGAACTCACACACACCGATCACCGTCAGTTCGATAATACCCCTAACGAATCTGAAAGAGCCAACCTAGAGCGTTTAGCGGCTTTTCTAGAGCAAGTTAAAACGGTGCTAGGTGGTAAGCCAATCATTGTCAATTCAGCGTTTCGTTCTAAACAAGTAAATGACGCAGTAGGATCAAAGGACACATCACAGCATCGGATTGGTTGTGCGGCAGACATCCGTGTACCAAGCATGACCCCCGATGAAGTCGTTAAAGCTGTTATAGCATCGGGGATAGGATATGACCAACTTATTCGAGAATTTGACCACTGGACACATATTAGTGTTCCTAGTGTTGCTGGGGGTAATCCTCGCAGACAGTCTTTAATTATTGATAAAACGGGTACTAGGGTTTACGCTTAAAACTGAGCAATTGAATTTAATCGTTTACGGTCATACCGATAGGAAGGGTGAGAACCGCCTATAAGCGTGGCAAACTGAAATAACTCATCCTTATCCACCCAGCCCACAATATCGCCCCCAGCATCGTCTAAAACGATTAGGATGTAGAAATCACAAGGACTTTTGCGGTGGTATTCGGTGACATACACATCACCTTCTTTATTGCGGGTAGATTTAACATCAATAGTCCTGCCGCCAGCGGTCTTGAGATCGGCAGGATTTTTCTTTTGATTAATAGAAAAGTCGGGCATTAAGTTTAAATACTTGGCTACCAAATACTCACCCTTAAACCCGTCTATATCCATTTCGTATGGGTCTTGTTTGCTTACTTGGCGGTCATGATTGAACTGCATTGCGTTTTTCCTACGCATAGTACCGAAATACTCACATAGGAATAATTCATGTTTGGACAGGTCAATTCTCAAATCGGATAACCCACAGTCAAGTAATTAACGCCAAATACTACAAAACAAATAAACAGGGCCATTAAACCGCCCAAAATAAAATCTCTCATGTCTATCTCCTAGTGAAAAATCTTGTAGCGTGGGTTGCAGGTAACTTCTACAGGTACATCACTCATAATGCCGTTAATCCTACGCTTTGCCGTAATAACTACGGGGCGTGTACCAGCTTCTTCACATTCGGTAATACCTAGTATGACCTGCTGGCGGCTCATGTGAAAAGCCTGTTTATCAGTTTCAAGGCTGACATTGGGTGGCTCAAAAGAACTACAAGCGGCTAAGGCTAATGGGGCTAAAAGTAATAGGTATTTCATATTAATCCTTAATAAAAAAGTGTTTTGGGTAACCGTTGCAATAATCGTCAGACTTCCATTCTTCAACTTTGGCTAACGCATCTTCATAAGATTTAGCCCAACCTGATAATTGACCGTGCGGTGTAATTTGTTTTACTGAAAATGATGTGCCAAATGACGGCTCAATTTCGTATGTTGCCAAGCCGTTAAAAAAATCTTCGGCATGGGCGTATGCTGTGTGTGCTCCAGCATCTTCATTAGCGATACGGCTGTTGCGTTGTGCGGTTGTTTCTTTCATTTAAATCTCCTTTATCTATCTCACTCGCCAATCGAGTAACACCAGTTTAGTTAAGCTATCTTAACAATGCAAGTATTATTTAATAGGGATATACCCTTAGTTGTAAAAAAGATACAGGGCAGTATTTGGCAGTTACTAGCTGTTAGGTGGAAAGCCGCAAAAACCCTAACTTACTGCATCCTACTATGGCGGCTTAACGCCCTTAAGAAGTTGGGGTACTCACAATCCTGTATGTGAAGCACTCTTGCTTTCCCCCGTTCCCGTGAAGGATTAAAGATTGTTCTTGATCTGATAGACCC